CAAAGAAGCTGACTACACTGCCATTGTGGTGATAGGCATAGACTGCGACAAGAACATATATGTACTAGACATAGACAGGTTTAAGTCTGACAAGGCTCATGTCTACTTCAAGCATATAGCAGAGCTACACTCTCGCTGGGGCTTTAATAAGCTGAGGGCAGAGGTGACAGTGGCTCAGACAGTTATTGTTAACAGCATCAAGGACTACTTGAAGAAGGAAGGGATGTCTCTTCCTATAGATGAGTTTAGGCCGGGCAAGACTGAGGGTAGTAAGGAGGAGCGTATTAAGGCCTCCTTAGAGCACCGTTATGACAACCTAGAGGTATGGCATTGTGAAGGCGGTTGGACACAGCAGCTAGAAGAAGAGCTTGTCCTAGCACGTCCTCCTCATGATGACTTGAAGGACTCCCTAGCATCTGCTGTAGACATTGCTGTAGCACCTAAGCAGTCACGGAGGAGTGGTGTAGAAGAGCTGCTCTCCGGTGGCCCACAGACATCATCGAGATTTGGAGGTATAGCATTCCGGTAACATACCCACAAGCCAAGGCCTACTTAATAGAAGTGGGGCTTTGGCACAGAAACTTTACATACTATGACGGGTGGGTGGTGTTAGACATGGCCCAGAGAGAATATATTAAGAGGAACAACAAGTGAGCACGAAGGTAGCAGAGATTCAGCAAGCCACAGGGCAAGATGCAGAAGCTGCATGGGTGAGCCAACTGTGGGACAAGTTTAACCAACAACGTAGGGATAAGATTGAGGAGTGGAAGGAGCAAGATGCTTATGTATTTGCTACAGACACAACCACTACAACCAACTCTACACTTCCGTGGAAGAACTCCACAACCATCCCCAAGCTGTGCCAGATTAGGGACAACCTGTTCTCTAACTACGTATCAGCTCTCTTCCCCAATGACAACTGGGTGAAGTGGGAAGCATACAGCAGAGAGGACAGTGTAAAGGCTAGGTCAGAAGCTATTGAAGGCTACATGGCTAACAAGGTGAGGGAGAGTAAGTTCCGTACAGAGATGGAGAAGTGTCTGTATGACTATATTGACAAAGGCAATGCATTCGTAACTTCCTACTTCGAGTCACGCTATAAGGAAGCTGCTGATGGCTCTATCATCCCTGACTATGTAGGCCCAAGAGCAGGCCGTATCAGCCCCCTAGACATTGTATTCAATCCAGTGGCAACTAGCTTCGATGACAGCTTTAAAGTGGTGAGAAGCATCAAGACCATAGGAGAGCTTAAGAAGCTTGCAGCACAAGACCCCGACCAGAGGTTCTGGGCAGATGCTATCGAGCGTAGAGAGGGCTTACAGAGCTTAGCTGGTGGCTATAGCATAGAAGACTTTGACAAGGCTGTACAATATCAAGCTGATGGCTTTGGTAATATGTATGAGTATTACATGTCAGATTATGTAGAGATATTGGAGTTCTTTGGGGACTACCATGACTCAGAGACAGGTATGCTACAGACAGACAGAATCATCACTGTTGTAGATCGTTCTTACACTGTACGTAATGAAGCAATCCCCTCATGGTTCACAGGAGCTAATATACGTCACGTAGGCTGGAGATTCAGACCAGACAACCTATGGGCTATGGGGCCGCTAGACAACCTTGTAGGCCTCCAGTATCGCTTAGACCACCTAGAGAATCTGAAGGCTGATGCTATGGACTTGACAGTTCATCCACCACTGAAAGTGATAGGTGAAGTGGAAGAGTTTGTATGGGGGCCGGGTGTTGAGATTGGCATTGATGAGAATGGTGATGTACAGGAGCTTGGTAAGAACCTAAACGGTATTATGGCAGCAGCTAGTGAGATGGCAGCCATAGAAGACCGTATGGAGCTATATGCGGGTGCTCCTCGTGAAGCAGCTGGCATACGTACACCCGGAGAGAAAACCCTTGGAGAGGTGATGCAATTGGCTACAGCAGCAGGCCGTATCTTCCAAACTAAGGTGACTAACTTTGAAGTGAATCTACTAGAGCCTCTGCTCAATGATATGCTAGAGGTTAGTAGACGTAACCTAGACATCACTGACATCATTCGCATTACAGACAATGAGCTAGGCATACAGGACTTCTTGTCCATCACCAAGGAAGACATTACAGCTAATGGTGTAGTTAGGCCTGTAGGTGCTAGACACTTCGCTAAGCAGTCTCAGGACTTGCAGAATGTAATGACTGTATTCAACTCTCCATTAGGTCAGATGATTATGCCTCATACATCAGCTAAGGCATTGACAGACTTCGTAGAAGATATTACAGGGCTCTCTGGCTACTCTATCTTCACTCCTAACATTGCTGTCTTTGAGCAACAGGAAACTGCCTCTCTGGTGAGTCGGGCAGGTGAAGAGGCTTTGATTAGGGACACAGCCCCTACAATGGGTGAGTGATGAAGACAACTTGGACTAAAGGTGTAGATAGTCAACTGGAGGCAGACATTAAGTCTGCTTTCAAGTCTGCCACAGTGGTTAGAGGAAGACTGACGGACATCTGCAATGAGAAGATAGAGACAGCCCTCTCTACTAATAAGGCTCAATACGACAATCCTAACTGGTGCTATCAGCAAGCTGACATCATTGGTTACAGGAGAGCGCTAGAAGAAATAGTTAGCTTATTAGAAAAATAAAACTACCAAAAACTCAATATTTCTAGTATATAGTAGTATACTAAGAATATACAGATTATACAAACTTCTTATAATATAAACATTATATTAGATAATTTATTAATAACATAAAGGTTATATATGTCTGACCAGACAACAGCATTTGGTAATAATCAACAGCAGGAAACCCCTGCACAACAACCATCTCAAGAATCAGCTTTTACCAACCAGTTAAGCATGATTAAGAATGAGAATGGAGAGCAGAAATATAACGATGTCCCTAAAGCACTTGATGCATTAGCTCATAGTCAGTCTTACATTCCACAGCTTAAGTCAGAAGTTGATACTCAGGCAGCTGAAATTGCAAGACTAACAGAAGAGTTAAGTAAGAGAGCAGCAGTGGAAGATGTTGTAGATAAGCTCACTGCACAGCAGGCCCAACCTGAGTCTACCCCTCAAGTTAGTGGACTGAACGAGCAGGACGTACTAAACCTCGTTCAAAACTTCTCAGCTCAACAGCAGCAGCAATCAGCAGCTATGACAAACGAGAAGCAAGTTAGTGATGTACTATTCGGACAGTATGGAGACAAGACACAAGAGGTGGTCTCTGCTAAAGCTTCTGAACTAGGCATGACTGTAGAGGCTCTTAAGAGTTTGTCACAGACAAGCCCTCAAGCAGCACTTCAACTCTTCAACCAAGCAAGTGGCTCTCCTGCTCCTAAGATGACTTCAGGTAGCATGAACATTCCCACTGGCTTTCAGAAAGAAGAGGGCTTAGCGCCTCCAGAGAAGAGTCTTCTCCGAGGAGCTTCCACTAGAGAACAGATAGAGTACTTGCACAAAGTGCGAGACGCTGTCTACCAAAAACATAATGTTGAAACATAATTTGAGGAAATACAATGCAGTTAACAACTAATACTACAGCGTTCATCGAGCAGGAGATCTATTCAGACTTCATTCTGATGAACCTACACGATGGTTTGCTAGGTGAGCAATACTACCGTAACGTAGCAGACTTTGGTTCAGGTGATACAATTAACATCCCTACCATTGGTTCTGTAACAATTCAGGAAGGCACTGAAAACGAAGCCTTCACATACAACCCAATCGACACTGGTCGTGTAACTCTAACCATCACTGATTATGTTGGTGATGCATGGTTCGTTACTGATGACATGCGTGAAGATGGTTATAACGTAGATGCTCTTATGGCAGCTCGTTCAGCTGAATCTACTCGTGCTCTACAAGAGAACTTTGAGACTCGCTTCTTAGCAGTAGCTAACGCAGCTCAGACTAATGCCAATGCAAACGAGATCAATGGCTTTGCTCACCGTATCGGTTCAGCTGAGACTAACGACATCTTCTCTACAGCACACCTAGTATCTATGCGTTTAGCTTTCGATAAGGCTAACGTACCAATGCAAGGTCGTGTATTCATTGCTGACCCAGTGGTTGAAGCAACCCTTAACAACCTAGTAACTATTACTAACGATGTTACACCTTTCGCAGAGTCAATCTTGCGTAGTGGTATGGCTTCTGGTATGCGTTTCGTAGGTCAGTTATATGGCTTCGACATCATCTTGTCTAACCGTCTACCTACTGGTAACTTCTCAGATGGTACTAACGCTGTAACAGGCGCTGTAGCTAACATTGCTATGTGTGTACTAGATGACCAGACTAAGCCTATTATGGGTGCATGGAGACGTCAGCCACGAGTAGAAGGTGAGCGTAATAAAGATCTACGCCGTGATGAGTTTGTTGTAAGCTCTCGTTTTGGTTTAGGCGTACAACGTATTGATACCCTTGGTGTCATCATTACATCCGCAACTGCGATTGCATAAGGAGAGATATTATGGGTTTTGAAACAAGTCCTTTTGGAAAGGCAGATGGTTCTAACGTAGATGGTACGGTAGTTAATCATTATGGTGAACGTCAAGTAGGTGGCTTTAAGGGCGGTGAAGCTCCTTCAGCTGGTGCAGAGAAAGAGATTAGTGTCAACTTTGATGGTGATGCTTTAGACTTCAAAGCAAAAGTTCCAGCTGGTGCTATTGTGACAGAGATTGTAGATTTCTTCACAGGCTCCATCTCAGCAGCTACAGTGGGCTCATTAAACATTGCAGCTTGTGACGGTGCGAAAGCTAACTACAAGACAGTTGTTACAGCAGGTGATTTGACCATCACTGGCCCAACAGCTGGTACAGCAGTGGTTAAATACTTATACGTAGTGTAAGCTACATAAGTCTTTAAGGGGGAAGGAGAGTGATCTTCTCTCCCTTTATTTTTGTCTGGAGGAAATGAATGACAAATATACAGCATAAAGACATTCCTGAGGCCCAGCTACATGAAACTAAGGGAGCCTCCACCTCAACGGTAGGACAAATCCTAACATCGACAGGAGGTGCCTCTGGTTGGGCAGATCCAGTAGATCAAGTAGCTTCTATGACTATTGAGAGACTTCTTGATGCATCAAGCACAGCATCTACACAACTCCCATCTGGCCTAGACACCCCACTACAAATTGAGTTTGGAGCAGCCCAGTCTAACGCCTATGTATCTCTCTCTGCTGGGGGAGCCTTGACAATAAACACTACTGGCCTCTATCGGCTGAAGGTTAACGCAGAGATAGGCAGGACTGGTGGGTCAGGCACCTCACACATCTTCCTCAGAGCCCTTTTAAATGGGGCTCAAGCTGGTAGATCGGTTGCTTACCTTGTGTCAAATGCAAGTGATAATAAGAGCTTCACAGATGAGGCTTGGCTAGACCTTCCAGCTGGTGCAGTGATCACTTATGAGATTATGCGAGACAGTGCTGGCAATGACTCAGGAGGCTTATACGCAGCCTCTGCTACCACCCTTGCTTGGAACGATGCACCTACAGCAGCACTCCGAGTAGAGAGGTTTGTGTAATGTTTTTCTAGGGGAATAGAATGAAACGTACGCTTTTGTCGATGGTACAAGAGATCTTGAGTGATATTGATTCAGATGAAGTGGAGTCTATTGATGACACTGTAGAGTCTGAGCAAGTGGTATCAATACTTAAATCAACCTACTATGCAATGATGAGTAATAGAGACTGGCCTCACTTGAGACGGTCTATACAGATAAGTAGTTTAGGGGACACATCTAAGCCCACACACATGAAGATACAAGACGGTGTGAAGGAGCTGTGCTTCCTTAAGTATAATAAAGAGAAGAGTGGTGCTACTAAGAAGGACTATGGTAGTGTAGAGTATTTACAACCAGATCACTTCCTACACAAGACTAACCAAGCGGATAGCAGTGCTTCTGATGTTACAGTAGTGACAGATGGTGGTGGTATAGAGGTGTTGATTAAGAACGACACAGCTCCCACCTACTACACTAGCTTTGATGATGAGTACGTTGTCTTTG